CTGGCAAAGTGTCTGTACCGATGCCTGGCACAAACGGCACGCAGACCCCTTACAAGTCGCACGGCGGCAAGCCAGGCGCTATTGGCGGCTTCAGCGGCGGGGTTATCCCCGGCAAGGTGTGACGCCATGAGCGCAAAGATCCCGTCCAGCGCAGCGGTAAAACGCCAGCGCAGAGCCGAGGAAGACGACGATGGCGCGCCCTTGCTCGCCACGTCGGGCGCTTTTGACATGCCGGCCGGGATGACTGGCCGGGTTCACACGTCTAAAGGGACTGGCCAGCGCAACGGCGGCGGTCACGCTGGGCACACGTCAGCGCGTAAGCCTGGCGCCATCAATCTCAAGACGGTCGCCCAGGCGTGCATCGATGCGGGCCTGGACCCGGCCGTTGAGATTGCACGCGTCCTGGCGACCCAGGTGCCGGTGCTCGACGCGAAAGGCGCGCAGGTCTTTGATAAAAACGGCAACGCCGTGACAGTTGGGCTTGTCGATACGGACACTAAGATCCGCACGCTCACTGAGCTGCTGCAGTACAACCAGCCCAAGCTGAAGGCCGTCGAGATGAAGATCAGCGGCACCCTGGAGATGACCGGCGATGAGCTGGATCAGCGCCTTTCCGCGCTGCTCAGCAAGGCGGTCTCTAAGTGAGCGCGCAGCCGGCCATCGATCTCTCGGCGCTCAGCATTGCTGAGAAGCGAGAAGTCTATGACCTGCTGCGGGAAAAGGATCTGCGCGCGAAACGCAACCGCCTGACGGCTTACAAGCCGTACGGCAAACAACTCGAATTCCACAACGCCGGGTCGCAGTATCGCGAACGCCTCTTCATGGCAGCGAACCAGAGCGGCAAGACCTTCTCTGGTGCTTTCGAGGTCGCGATGCACGCCACCGGCCGGTACCCGGCATGGTGGACCGGTAGGCGCTTTCCACGCGCCACCCGGTGGATGATCGGATCGGAGTCCGCGGAGCTCACGCGCAAAGGACAGCAGCGCTTGCTGATTGGCCCGCCTGAACTGCACGACGAGTGGGGCACCGGTGCTATCCCGCACGACTGCTTGCTCGACACCAGTGCCAGGCAGGGCGTCGCCGATGCGGTGGCCAGCTGTGTCGTCAAGCACATCAGCGGCGAGCAGAGCGTCATCCAGTTCAACTCCTACGACCAGGGCCGCACCAAATGGCAGGCTGACACGGTCGACGGTATATGGCTCGACGAAGAGCCGCCCATGTCGATCTACAGCGAAGCGCTGACGCGGACCAACGCCACCAATGGCCTGGTGTTCGTCACCTTCACGCCGTTGATGGGCATGTCCGACGTGGTGCGCCGTTTCCTCCTGGACAAGCCAGGCGGCACAACGGTCACCAACATGACCGTCCACGACGTGGAGCACTACAGCGTCGAAGAGCGTGAGCGGATCATCGCCAGCTACCCGGAGCATGAGCGGGACGCGAGGACCAAGGGCATCCCATCGATGGGCTCTGGTCGGGTCTTCCCCCTGGCCGATGAGGCGGTGGCGATCCAGCCGTTCCAGATACCCGCCCACTGGCCCCGCATCGTGGGCATCGACTTCGGTATCGACCACCCCACTGCAGCAGTGTGGCTGGCGTGGGACCGTGACAGCGACACCCTGTACGTCACCGACACTTACCGAGTGAAAGACACGTCGATCGTGCAGCACGCTGCAGCGATCCGCACTCGAGGAGAGTGGGTACCCGTCGCCTGGCCGCATGACGGCCTGCAGCGCGACAAAGGATCAGGCCAACAGCTGGCCGCACAGTACAAAGCACAGGGCCTGGCCATGCTAAGCGAGCGGGCCACTTTCGAAGACGGCAGCAACGGGCTCGAAGCCGGTGTTGCCCAGATGCTGGAACGGATGCAGACCCGCCGGTTGCGAGTGTTCTCGCATCTGAGCGAGTGGTTCGAGGAGTTCCGCCTGTACCATCGAAAAGACGGCCTGATCGTCACGAAAGTTGATGACCTTATGGCGGCCACGCGATACGGTATGATGATGCGCCGAAAAGCGAAGACACAGTCCGAAACGGGCACCCAGCGCTTCCACGCAGTGGTAGAACCGTTTGGCCTCTTTGATCCAGTAGCAGGGTACTGATATGCACACGCCCGAAGAAATCGAGCAGAACGACGAGCAAGACCGCCTGAACAAGCTGCAGGCCTTTGGTCAATCCATGGGCCGTCAGCGCGACAAGTGGGTCCGTGCCAGGTACGCGCTGGGCGTCGACAAACGCTGGAGCGAAGACGAGGACCAGTACGACAGCAAGGACAACATCAACAAGGCGGCCAGCCAGATGATGACCAGCGTCGAGCAGGGCTACCCTGTCACCACGCAAGGCTCCAAGCCTCACCGCTCGACCGTCTACATTGGCTTGACGCGTCAAAAGACTAACGCCGCCGAGGCGCGATTCACCGACATCATCCTGCCTACGGATGACCGCAACTGGGGCATCAAGCCGACACCTGATCCGCTGATCAGTGAGCTAGTACAAGACGGCCAGGAAGCCATTGACCCCATGACCGGCGAGACCGTCACGGATCAAGAGGGCAACCCGGTGCCGATGAAGATGATTGCTCGGGCGATCATGCGCGACACCTCCGACAAAGCCAAAGCCATGCAGACCGAAATCGAGGACCAGCTGGTCGAGTGCGATTACAACGGTGAGCTGCGCAAACTGGTCCACGACGCTGCCAAGCTTGGCACCGGTGTGCTCAAAGGCCCAGTGGTGACCAACCGATTCCGCAAAGCCTGGAAAGAAGTCAACGATCCCGTGAGCGGCGAGTCCGTCCACATGATGGTGATGGTCGAAGAGGAATCTCCGTCGAGCTACCGCATTGATCCGCGAAACGTATTCCCCGATCCGGGTTGTGGCGACTGCGTCCAGAACGGCAAAGGGCTGTACGAGCGCGAAGAGCTGACGTCTCGCCGAGTGCGAGACCTGGCCAAGCAGCCTGGCTACATCAAGGACCAGCTGCGCAAAGTGCTCGAGGAAGGACCTAAGCGCAGCCACGCCATGCAGGAGATCCGCGACGAAGAGCAGACAGACATTGCTGAAGACCTGTTCGAGAAGTGGGAGTACACCGGTGAGGTCGACTACGATGACCTCAAGGCCACCGGCATGAACCTGCCGGATAAGGACCCGCTGCGGTCGATCAGCGCCACGGTGGTGATGATCAACGACACAGTGGTCAAGGCGTTCCTGAATCCGCTGGAAGACGGCTCGCTGCCCTACGACTTCTTTGTCTGGGAGAAAGCCGGCAACACGGTGTGGGGATACGGCGTCCCGTACCTTATGCGCGCACAGCAGAAGGTGCTCAACGCTGCCTGGCGTCAGATGATGGACAATGCCGGCGTCAGCAGTGGCCCGCAGATCGTCGTCAAGCCCAACCTTATCCAGCCGGCCGACAAGACCTGGAGTCTGTCTGCCCGCAAGATCTGGTTCGCCACCGACGACCTGGACGACGTGCGCAAGGCCTTTGCTACCTTTGAATTCAACAGCCACCAGGCTGAGCTGGCCAACATCATTGAGATGGCCATGAAGCTGGCCGACGCAGAGACCGGCGTTCCGACGCTGATGCAAGGTGAGCAGGGCACAGCGCCTGACACCGTCGGCGGCATGCAGATGCTGATGACCTCGGCCAACGTCGTACTTAAACGACTGGTCAAGCAATTCGACGACATGGTGACCAAGCCGCACATCCGTCGGTGCTACGACTGGAACATGCTTTACAACGAAGACAGCAGCATAAAAGGCGACTTCAGTATAGACGCCAGAGGCAGCTCGACGTTGATCGTGCGAGACATTCAGAACCAGGCGTTCCTGCAACTGCTCTCTGCTGCTGGCAACCCAATCTACGCCAAGTACATAGACCCGAAGAAACTGTTTGAACGCGCGCTGCAGGCGCAACACGTTGACCCGGCGGAGATCTTTAAACCAGACGAGGAGATCGAAGCAATCCTTGAGGCAGAGCGTAACGCTGCGCAGGAAGGACAGACAGAAGATCCTCGCATCGCCGCTGCCAAGATTCGCGCACAGACAGACGTGCAGCGCGTCCAGGCGCAGAACGAAGGCGACGCCCTGGAGCTGCAGACCCGCTTGCAGATTGCGCAAGAGGGGATCACCGCCCGCCGCGAAGAGCGGCAGCAGATGATCGAGCTCGAGATGCTGAAACTGGCCAACGCGCAGAACCTGTCCCTGGAACAGATCAAAGCGCGCCTGGGTGAGACGGCGATCAAGGAGCGCAGCAAGCAGAACCTGTTCGCCGCTGAGCGGCGCCTGAAGATGCAGATGGGGAGCGGGATATGAGCAAAGGCCTGATCAAGAGCCAGATGAAGTGCAACGCTCCCAGGTCAACACCTGACCACCCGAAGAAGAGCCACGTGGTCAAGGCGTGCGCGGATGGGAAAGAGAAGATTATTCGCTTTGGCCAGCAAGGGGTGAAGGGCTCGCCGGATGGCTCGGCGCGCAACAAGGCGTTCAAAGCTCGCCACGCGAGCAACATCGCCAAGGGTAAGATGAGCGCGGCCTACTGGGCCGACAAGGTGAAGTGGTGATGAGAGGACTATACGCAAACATCCACGCCAAGCGTGAACGAATCAAAGCCGGATCGGGTGAAAGAATGCGCGACCCAGGCAGCAAAGGGGCGCCGACCAATGAGTCCTTCAAGGCGGCAGCCAAAACCACCCGTAACGGGTTGATTAGCAAAGCAATGAGGAATTCGTAATGGCGACAGTACAGTTTTCAAACACCAGAGATGGCGCAATTGTGGTGACGTGGGCAGCGCTGGCCGGCACAGACGACGGCTCGCCGTTTCGAGTTCCGTCTTCGGCGGACCTGACGTTCCAGGTGACCGGCACATTTGGCGGAGCAACCTGCACCGTGCAGGGGTCCAACGACGGCACGAATTGGAGCACGTTGACAGCAAAGAGCGGGACAACCGGCATGGCTTACACCTCAGCGGCAAGCAGCGCGTGCAATGAGAACCCGTTGTTTGTGCGCCCGCTTATCTCCGGTGGAAGCGGTAGCGCCCTGGCGGTTGTCCTGGCCGTGTTCCCCAGATACGCCAAGACGGGGTACTGAGCATGAAAAAGACAGGCATGATGGTAGCCATGATCTTCGTGGCGCGAGATCTGACGCACCGGCAGCACCTGCGCACCACGTCGTACGCAGAGCACAAAGCACTGGGCGCGTTTTATGCAAAAGTAATTCCGTTGGTAGACGGTTTTGTCGAGGCGTACCAGGGGCGATTCAATGAGCTGCTGGATATTCCTTTGGGCGACAACGAGTTCGAAGGTGAGATCAGTGACATCCTGGAACAGCAGATGGCCTGGATCGATGACAACCGAGCGCAGATCTGCCCGAACACCGAAACGGCGCTCAACAATTCTCTTGATGAGATTGTGACGCTGTACCAGTCTACGCTGTACAAATTGCGTTTCCTGGCTTAGGATTGCCTTTAATATCAACGGCGTAAGAGCACACATATGCTTAAGTTAGCGCCTGAAGAGTGGTTCAAAGTTGCAAACTGGGCCACCGAAGAACTAGACAAAGTGCGTAAAAAGAACGACGCAATCGGACTAACAGCGGACGAAACCGCCGCCTATCGTGGCGAGATTCGGCTGCTAAAAAGAATTCTGGACTTGCCAAAATCGGCGACTCTGGGGGTAGGGGCACCGCCGGTGTCGGAATGACATTGCCGGGCGCCAGTTGAGAGGCGGATACAAAGCCGCCCGAGGATAAATGACGGAGAACCAAGTGAGCGAACAGCAGAGTCTAAGCACTGAAGAAGTGCAGAAAATGTGGGATGAAGAAGCGATAGCGATGGTAGAGGACCCGGTAGATCCGACTCCCGAACCAGAACCAGAGCCTGAACCCGCACCAAAGCTAGAGTCAGATCCTTTTCGGGATTTGCCGCCTGAGCTTCTGGCGCGAATAGACAGCCTGCACAAAGCGAACGAGGATCTCAAGAATCATGTCCGCGCAGCAGAAGGGCGTGTAGCCGCTTGGCAGCGTGAACGGGAAGAGCAGAAACTTGCGGCTCCTACCCAGAACCAACTTGTCAAAGCTACTGCAAACCCCGAGAAGTGGGAGCAGCTCAAGCAGGATTTTCCTGAATGGGCTGAAGCAATGGAAGAATACGTTGGGTCCAAAGTCGGTGGCTCGTCTCAAGGCGTTTCGGAAACTCAGCTGAATAAGCTGATCGAAGAACGTACCGGGAAGATCCTCAGCGAAGCAATGGAAGCCATCGAATATTCCAAGCTTGAGACCAGGCATAGCGATTGGAAAGAAACGATCAACAGCGACAACTTTGTCAACTGGATCAATTCTCAGCCGGTCAATGTTTACAACCTGATAGACAGCCCAAAAGCTGCTGACGCGGCAAAGGTGATTGATCTGTTCAAGGCTGCAAAGGTCCCAACCATAACGACGGTCGCTGAAATAAAAAATCAGCGAAAAGCTACACTTTCGAACGCTGTGGTAACGAAGCCCGGTGAGTCACGTCAGTCAAAGACACTTGACAACATGACGCCCGAAGAACTGTGGAACTACGAGGCAAGGCAACGCTCAAAGAAAAACGAGCAGCAACGCCTTTAACAAACTGACTTAGGAGATATGCCCCATGGCAATTCAAAATTACGGCACGGTCGCGTCGCGTAACCTTATCCGCGCAGCGCAAGGCATGCTTGAACACGCACAACCAATCACCGTTCTGGGCGACTTCGGTACCCAGCGCGAAATGCCGATGAACAGCACTGACACGCTGGTCTTTCGTCGTACACTTCCGTTTGGCGCGTCTGCTGCCGGCACCACGATTGAAGGCACTCAGCGCTACGCTGGCACGCCTAACGTCGAAGCCAGCAACTTCGTACTGGCTGAAGGCGTAACGCCCAACAGCAACACCATCACGTTCCAGGATGTGACGGTTCAGCTGCAACAGTACGGTATCCTCTTCAAGTACAGCTCTAAAGTTGAGCAGCTGTACGAAGACGACATCCCCGGCGAGATGATTAAGCTGACTGGCGAGACCATGGCAGAAGTCATGGAGATGGTTCGCTACGGCGTGCTGAAGGCCGGATCCACAGTGATCTATGCCAACGGTACAACCCGTGCCGGCCTGAACACTCCGATCAGCCTGAACGCGATCCGTAAGGCCGCTCGT